CACCCACGGCCTGATATTGCTGTACGGTGGGTTATTCCAGATTGCACCGTGGCTTACCCACTCAGAATTGAGCGCGTCGTCGACCTCAGTTAGCCAGTGAGCGCACAGAGCGTTTTTGTCGCTCGCAGCTGAATCCAGCCAGAATCCAAACTCAATATCCAGTGCATCAAAAAGCCAAAGCGGCGTTTGCCAGCAGTCCTTGTCGTGTGCTGGTGTATTTGATTTGATAGTCATGCAGCCCTACCTTTTCGTTGTGACCATTCATACTCTCGCCGGGAGTCATCACTCCACCGCACGTTGCGCTCTGAGCCGAACCAGAACATGATTTCGATAAGCTCAGTCATGCTGGCCTTTCGCATTTTGCTGGTACGCACGCCAAGCATGACAACGCCACCGTCGATACCAGGCGCACTTCTTTGCTCCAGTTTTTTGGTCTTAAGCCACAGGGCAGTGAACAGGTCTTTCCAGTCTTCCGGCGCAAGTCTCTGTCCATGCCAAAGCACCTGACGTGATACGTCCTGCAATAACGCCCACATAAGGCGGTTTTGAGGATTGCTCCGCTTTGGTTCTTTAATGTGGACTTCGTGAGGTGACTTGTCGTCGATCGGAAGTGAGAGTATTGCGTCTATGGCGTTGTTTCTGATTGCTTCGTTGCGAAGCATGTATATTTGCTTCATTGTCACCTCAACTCACAAAACGCCACGCCATTTTTGCTACAGCGACAGGCGCAACACCGATAATCACCCACAGGAAAATGCTACCGAAAAGCACACCAACCAGGTCTTTACCTTCGCCTACCAGCCGGACAAAACTGCTGGCAACCACAATGAACGTCGCCACCATCCACATAGCACCGAGAATCCTCAATGCAGAAAAAATCAACTCAACCACGATTTACTCTCCCCCAAATAAAAAGGCCTGCGATTACCAGCAGGCCTGTTATTAGCTCAGTGATGTAGATGGTCATCTTTTAACTCCATATACCGCCAATACCCGTTTCATCGCGGCACTCTGGCGACACTCCTTAAAAATTAGGTTCGTGCTCATCTTTCCTTCCCGTTCTTCCTTGGTAGCAAACCGGTAATACACCGTTCGCCAGACCTTACCTTCGATAACCAGAAGACCTGCCCGTGCCATTTTAGCCGCGGCCTGATTTATGCTGGTTACTGTTGCGCCTGTTAGCGCGGCAACGTCCGGCGCACAGAAGCTATTATGCGTCCCCAGGTAATGAATAATTGCCTCTTTGCCCGTCATACACTTGCTCCTTTCAGTCCGAACTTAGCTTTGAGTTCTGCGATCTTCGCCAGAGCCTGTGCACGATTTAGAGGTCTACCGCCCATGACAGGAAGTTGTTTTACTGGTTCAGGGATCGCCTCACCACGGTTAATTCTCGCAGTCATATGGACAAGCTCATCTGCGGCCTTACGGCGTAATTCCGCATCAGTAAGCGCATTGGCCCGCATGTTCTGATACAGGTTGGTAACCAGCCAGTAGTGCGCGTTTGATTTCCACGGATAAGACTCCGCATCCGGATACAGGCCTCGCTTCCGGCAATACTCGTAAACCATATCAACCAGCTCGCTGACGTTTGGCAGTCCGGCGATAACGGATGCTTCTTCCCGGCACCATGCAACAAACTGCCCGGGTGATGGCAGGAATGGTCGATTCTGCCGACGGGCTACGCGCATTCCTGCGTTAACCTGTTCCATTGTGGTGATCCCGTTTTCCCGGAAAGCCAGAACCCACTGGCGGCGGATTTCGTTCAGTTCGTTCTGGTCACGGTTAGCCAGGCTCGCCGGGAAAGTTGCCAGTAACTGGCTGAACACACCGTTGATGATCTGCGCTACCTGTTGTACCTGCGGCTTTTCGTCGTACTGTTCCGGCATGTTGTTGGCGATCCGACGCATCTGCTCACGGTCAAAGTTAACCATCTGTGCGGCGATGTTTTTCATAAATCCACCCCGTAAATCCAGTCAGTGTTTGTCAGGTCGAGTTTTGGTTTGCTGGCTGTCACGCCTGCCTGTTGCTTGTTACGGTTGATTTCGAGCTGGGTCCACTTGTCGCGGAGTTTGGCCGGACTCAGCACGTTACCGGACCAGAAGTTGTCCTGGCAGGCCCAGCGGAAAAGCACACACATATCGCGGTGGTTACGTCCGTCACGTTCACGCATCAGGCGGATATCGTTAGCCCACCCTGCAAAATTCGGTTTTCTGGCTGATGGTGCGATGGTCTTCACCATGTCAAACATCCACTCTGCGGCGGTCAGGTCTTCTGCTGTTCCCCACTTGCTGCCGCTCTGAATTGCAGCATCCGGTTTAACCACAGAAAGATCGTTTTCTGGCTGGTCAGAGGATTCGCCAGAATTCTCGGACGAATAATCTTTTCTTTTTTCTTTTGTAATAGTGTCTTTTGTGTCCCCCTGTTTTGAGGGATAGCAATCCCCTAATTTGAGGGATGTTTTATCCCTCGTTTTAGGGGATTTTCCCTCGTTTTGAGGGATGCACCATTCTGAGATGTTTTTATTTGGTCCAAACATGCCGCCTTGCTGCTTGATAATATTCATTCTGACGAGTTCTAACTTGGCTTCATTGCACCGTTTGACAGGTAACTTTGTAATCTCGCTAAGTTGAGAATCGGTGATTCTGTCCATTGGTTTATTCCACCCATAGGTTTTACGCAGAATGGCAAGCAGCACTTTAAACTGTCGCTTGGTCAGATCTGCGCCTGAATAAGCCTCAATCAGCATATTTGATAGTCTGGCGTAACCATCATCGAGATCTGCCACATTACGCTCCTGTTCGGCAAAGTTACCTCTGCCGAAGTTGAGTATTTTTGCTGTATTTGTCATAATGACTCCTGTGGATTGATCCAGTAATTCCCTCAGAATTGCATATCAATTTGCTTAGAGTCCCCGGCGGCCACCGGGGATTTTTTCTTTGTGATTTCATCAAGCGCATACTTAAAAGCCCTGCTAATCGGACTGATGTCTGATGCCATTCCGAAAGCACACAAGACCGAAGCAATAAATCTCCAGTCCGTTCTGCTTATCTTCGATTCATGACAGCCAATCATCTTTGCCAGACCGCGCTGGGTAAGCGTTGACAGGTTGATGAGTAAATCTGTTTCTGCGCGATCAATTTCTCGCTGTGTTAGCTTGCTGTAACTTGCTTGTGCCATTTGTTAATTTTCCTATATTGATATATAGCGGCACACCCAGTGGATTTGCCGCTGATGTTTGCTCACCCGGTTAGAGGTGAAAGGCCAGAACTGTTAAAGAGCAATTTACTTATGCCGCTTGGCGGTAAGCACTTTCTTGATACTTCAGGGCGCCAGCTGTAACGATTTCCAATCGATAGGCGTCTTTCTCTGGGATAACTTCTTTCCACTGAGAGACTGCTGCATCGCTAATGCCTAGTGCTTTAGCAACAGCACGCTGGGTTCCGAAGTGGTCAATAACATCTTTTTTGTACATAGACTCGCTCCGAAATTAAAGAACACTTAAATTACCACCAAAGGAATCTTAAGTTAAGTTTATTTAAGATGTCTTAACTATGAATACACAACTGATGGGTGAGCGTATTCGCGCTCGCAGAAAAGAACTCAAGATTAGGCAGGCTGCCCTTGGCAAGATGGTTGGCGTGTCTAATGTTGCTATTTCCCAATGGGAGCGATCTGAAACTGAGCCCAATGGCGAAAACCTATTGGCCTTAGCCAAGGCTTTGCAGTGCTCCCCTGATTACCTGTTGAAAGGAGAGGATAGTCTTTCAAACATTGCCTATCACAGCAGGCATGATCCAAGAGGTTCGTATCCTCTAATTAGTTGGGTAAGCGCAGGATGTTGGATGGAAGCTGTAGAGCCATATCATAGGCGTGCAATAGATAACTGGTACGACACAACGGTAGATTGTTCTGAAGACTCTTTTTGGCTCGACGTTAAAGGTGATTCAATGACTGCCCCGGCAGGACTGAGTATTCCTGAAGGGATAATTATTCTCGTCGACCCAGAAGTCGAACCACGTAATGGAAAGCTGGTAGTCGCCAAACTTGAAGGAGAAAACGAGGCGACATTCAAAAAGTTAGTTATTGATGCCGGTAGAAAATTCCTGAAACCACTCAATCCACAATACCCAATGATTGAAATCAATGGGAACTGTAAAATCATTGGCGTTGTCGTTGATGCCAAGCTAGCAAACCTTCCTTAAGGGGCTTTCGCCCCTTTTTTATTTCCCGTTAAAAATCAAATACAAACTAAATTCGCGCCCATAAAATTAAGTTTTCTTCAAAAATTCACTTGACCAAAAAATTAAGAGACCTTAAATTTAAGCCATCAGCAGGAGGCTGGAAGCCAAACGGAACAGATTGGCAGGCTCTTTAACATCGACGAACTCTCAACCTAACCGTTGAGACCAGAACTTGAGTGGTTTTGGGGATGGCGCGAATTGCAGCTGCAAGACAGCGATCGAGAAGATAAGCACCTCGACGCGTCATGCGCCAAAGCCACTTAAAGGAGACCATCATGGTAACCATTGTCTGGAAAGAATCCAAAGGTACGGCAAAAAGCCGCTACAAAGCTCGCAGAGCAGAACTTATTGCCGAGCGACGCAGTAGCGAAAAATTGCGCTAAAGCTCTCTGGTTGCGTCAGAGCAGACAAAGCAGCATCACTAAGAAGCCTTTGCTGCAAGAAGAAAGAAGAAGTTGTTCGAAAAAATAGAAGTATTTATTACAAGGATTCAAACCCATTAGGAAACAAAATACATGCAGTCCCAAAAATAAAATTGTACAGTAAACTACCGTACGGTGCTTATTGAGTATGCTTATGGTGAAAAAGACTATTTATGTTAATCCTGACCGCGGACAAAACAGAAAAGTATCTGATAGAGGTCTTACATCTCGAGACAGGAGGAGAATAGCGAGATGGGAAAAGAGGATAGCATATGCATTAAAAAACGGTGTAACACCTGGATTTAATGCTATAGATGACGGTCCTGAATATAAGATTAATGAAGACCCAATGGACAAAGTTGACAAAGCATTAGCAACACCATTTCCTCGCGATGTCGAAAAAATTGAAGATGAAAAATATGAGGATGTAATGCACAGAGTTGTTAATCACGCTCACCAACGAAATCCAAATAAAAAATGGTCATAGCCCACTTCGGTGGGTTTTTTATTGGCTGAACTAACCGAATTTATTACAGCAAGCCACGCAGTGAAATGGGTGTGACTTGTGTTGGTCGCCAGAAAATGAAATTAGGCAGCAAACCACTTATTTGAGGTGAGATATGACAAAATCATGGAGCGTACCTTTTCCTGAATCA